AAAGCTTGGTTCTCCCAATTTAAGGTTGTGTTGGGCGATGAAGCTCATTTGTTCCAAGCCAAATCGCTACAACAGATCATGGGCAATCTTGATGAATGCTACTATCGTCATGGGTTTACTGGTACGTTAAAGACAGAAGAAAGCAAGACACACCAACTTGTTCTTGAAGGATGTTTTGGCTCAGTTAGACAACATGTAACAACCAAGAATCTTATTGATGATGGTACGGTTGCTGACTTTAAGGTCAAAGCAATTGTTCTTTCTCACCCTGTTGAAGTTCGTAAAACTTTCAAAAAAGCTATCACAAAGGTAGAGACAATAAGAAGGTATCCAGCAGAACGTGAGTTTCTTGTGAATAGCAACAAAAGAAACTTATTCATTAGAAACTTGTTGTGGTCTTTGGAAGGTCAGAACAACTTGGTCTTATTTGACTTAGTTGAGAAACATGGGAAGATATTGGAACCATTACTGCGTAAAGATGATAGGCAGTTACATTTTATTCATGGACAGACTAAAGGTGAAGAACGTGAACGTATTAGACATCTAGTTGAGAATGACCCTATTAAGCAACATGATATTCTTGCTTCTTTTGGTACTTTCTCAACTGGTGTTAACCTTAAGAAACTTGATAATGTCATCTTTGCATTTGGTGGTAAGTCTGAGGTTAAGGTACTTCAATCTATCGGTAGAGCTTTACGCAAAGGCAATGGCGCTGATAAGGCTGTCTTATATGATATTGCTGATGACTTATCTTCTGGTCAATATAGCAACTATACCTTGGAACATTTTCGTAAGAGAGTTGAGATATATGGAGAGCAACAGTTTGAGATGAAGTTGTTCACTGTTGAAATATAGCCTTAAGCGATAAAAGAATCTAATGTTATATCATAAGGCATAAGCCTATTATACACGACTTCAAAAGCATGTCAAGTAAATAATGCACAGTATAGTGTAAAAGTTCAATGATACGTCGTTGACACAAAATCATTACTGTGCTATACTAATAGAAATTAGAGGAGACAATTTATGGCACGAAGAGCTAAGAAGAATTATGTAAACAATAGAGACCTGTTGGACGCTTTGATTAAGTACCAATCAGATTGTAGGGATGCTGAAGAAGCTGGGGAAGAACTGAAGCCCCGCGTTCCAGATTACATTGGAACATGCATATTTCAGATAGCTTCACGGTTGTCAACAAAGCCAAATTTCTCAGGCTACACATACAGAGATGATATGGTTTCGGATGGGGTAGAAAACTGCTTGCTCTACATTGGTAACTTCAAGCCAGAGAAGTCAGCCAACCCCTTTGCATATTTTACTCAGATTATTTGGTATGCCTTCTTAAGACGTATTGCCAAAGAGAAGAAACAGATGTATATTAGGTTCAAGTCATCGCAACAGATGATTGCTTCTGGTGGAACTTATGAGGGCGATGACGTCTCTCTTAATCTTTATAATAACGCAGACTACATGAATACATTTGTCCAAGACTTCGAAGATAAGATTGAAAGAGACAAAGCAAAGAAAAAAGAAGTTCTCGACGAAGCTGCGGATAATAAAGACGAGGAATAGATTATGAAGATTGCGATTATCACAGATATGCACCTTGGGGTGCGTGGAGACTCTAAGGTCTTTTTGGACCATCAAGAGAAGTTCTTTTCTGAGATATTCTTTCCATACATTGACGAACATAACATCAAGACCATTCTTGATCTTGGTGATACATTTGATCGTCGTAAGTACATCAATTATGTTACTTTGGTTCAAGCCAAGAAGTTCTTCTTTGACCAAATACAAATCCGTAACATTGAGTATCATGCCATCGTTGGCAACCACTCTGTCTATTACTCCAACACCAATGAAGTAAATTCTATGGATTTGCTGTTGAAGGAATACGATAACTTCCACATCTACCCAAGTGAACCAGTTGAACTGACGTTTGGGTCTACTAATGTCCTCATGGTCCCTTGGATCACTAAGGATAACGGCGAAGACACACTGAAAGCCATGAAGAACTCAAAGTCTCACATTTGCATGGGTCACTTTGATATCGTTGGGTTCGAGATGCTTAAAGGTACTGTGTGTAACCATGGATTAGCCAAAGAAGCTTTCTCTCACTTTGAGTCTGTTTACTCTGGTCACTTCCACCATCCTTCTGAGTATGGAAATATCAATTACCTTGGCGCTCCATATGAGATGACTTGGAGTGATTATGGTGGTAAGAGAGGGTTTAGGGTTCTTGATACTGAAACAAGAAATCTTGACTGGGTTCTAAACCCGTTCCCAATCTACCACAAGATCGAATACGATGATGCTGACATGACGGTTGAAGATGTCGAAGCGCTTGATCTTACCAACATCAAGGACGCATTCATCAAGGTAGTAGTGAAAAGTAGATCAAACCCATACGTGTATGATTTATTCCTTGACAAACTAGCAGACGCTGGTGCATCTGATATTAAGTCTATAGAGGACTCTCTGAACCTTGAGAGTACTGGTGTAGATGAAGTTCTTGATGAAAGTGCTGACACCAAAGACATTCTGCACAGCTATATTGAGACACTAGACACAATGGCAAGCAAGCAAGAAATTAAAAAATTAGTTGATGAACTCTACATTGAGGCAGTTAGTATAGTATGAAAATTCAATTCCAATCGGTACGTTATAAAAACCTATTGTCATCTGGAAATTCTTGGACTGAAATACAGTTAGACAAGAACCGCACCACTCTTATCAGTGGTACGAATGGTTCTGGTAAGTCAACGCTACTAGATGCTATTGTATTTGGTTTATATGGTAAGGCCTTCCGTAAGATCAACAAAAGCCAGCTTGTCAACAGTATTAATGGGCGCGATACTGTAGTTGAAGTTGTTTTCAAGATTGCCCAGAATAATTTCAAGATCGTTCGTGGCATCAAGCCAAACGTCTTTGAGATTTGGAAGAATGGCGAGATGATAGACCAAGATGCTGCGTCAAAGGACTACCAAGCTTACCTTGAGCAAAATATCCTCAATATGAACTACAAGTCTTTCAACCAAATTGTTGTCCTTGGCTCTGCTACCTATGTTCCCTTCATGGAATTGACTGCACAGGCACGACGCGAAATCATTGAGGACTTGCTTGACATTCAAGTATTCAGCACAATGAACACGTTACTTAAAACTCGTGTGTCTGATAACAAGACTGAGGTGAACGAAAACTCACATCAAATGGAAATGATGGCAACAAAGCTAGAATCAGCAAAGGAACACAACGCATCTATCCTAAAGATACGTGAGAGTGAAGTTGATAAAGTCAAGGAAAAGATGAATGAGCACATTTCTCGCATTGGACAAGAGCAAATCGAAATTCGAAAGAAAGAAGGTTCCATTAAAGAATTGATCGAAACTATATCTGACAAGGCAGACGTTAGGGCTAAGTGCGAGAAAGTTAATGGGTATCGTCGTGATTTTCAAAATTCTGTAGCTGCTCTCAAAAAAGAGTTGTCGTTTTATACTAACCACGATGACTGCCCCACATGTAAGCAAGGTATTGAACACGAATTCAAGTCTGGCATCATTAAGGCCAAAGCTGGCAAAGTAGCTGAACTTGAGGCCGCTCTTGTCAAACTTTCTGAAAAGGAAACAAAGTATTCCTTGCGTAAAGAAGCCATATCTGATATTGAGGATGCAATTCGTGACCACAACCTAACTATCGGAGATCATCGCGCAACTATCAAGGTATCGAAGAATGCTCTAATATCTTATAAAAACGAATTAGACAAAGCTGAGCAAGAAGTTGAAGCTATTGACACAACCAAGCTGAACGAACTGAGTATGAACCTAAAGAGCACAACAGCCCAACAAGAAGATTTATTCAAACACAAGGAAATCCTTTCTGTGGTGCAAGCTATCTTGAAAGATGGTGGTATCAAGACAAGGATCATCAAGCAGTACATCCCAGTAATGAATAAACTGATTAACACATATCTTGGTGCTTTTGACCTGTTCGTAGACTTCCAACTTGATGAGAACTTTAATGAAGTCATCAAGTCACGGTTTCGTGATGCTTTTTCGTATGCTTCGTTCAGTGAAGGCGAAAAGCTGAGAATTACACTGTCGATCATGCTGGCGTGGAGAGCAGTTGCTAAACTTCGCAATAGTGTATCTACAAACCTGTTGCTTCTAGATGAGACCCTTGATGGTGCTCTAGATGCAGTTGGTATTGAAAACCTTATCGACCAGCTACATAATCTAAACAGTGACGATAATATCTTTGTGATTTCACATCGCGGCTTGCAATTCGGAGACAAGTTTGATGCGAATATCATGTTCCAAAAAGTTAAGAACTTTAGTGAGATTGCACAATAGGGGGATTCCATGCAACATTCAATCGAAGAACTGATTCGTAGACTTAACCTAATGAAAGACAATGCGATAATGATCCATCGTCTTAGAAATGAATTTTCAGAACAAGCTGAGAAGCAATATGACAAGGCGAGATGCAAAGAGTTGTTGGCAGACATACAAGGCATGGCTAACTTAATTGCGAATGATCGTAGTGGTGATGAAATAATTACTGAGATGGAGTATAAAAAATGAAAAATGGTTGACACTGACGCATAAGCTGTTACTATAGACTACACACAATTCAAGGATTACCATGTCTAGATTTTATACATCAGTTGAGCGTTACGGTCAGAATATTCTTTGGCGTGGTTATGAGAATGGCAAGCAATTTAGCCGAAAGGTTAAGTTTCAGCCTACTCTATACACAAGTGCCAAGAAAGGTGACAACGATACAGGCTTTCGCAGTCTATCAGGTGATCGGCCACTAATGCCCCACAAGCTAGAAAGCATGAAAGAAGGCAAGGATTTTGTGGAGCGCTACAAAGATGTGCATGGGCTTGAGATTGCTGGTAGTAGCAATTATGTGGCTCAGTTCATCCAAGAGCAGTATCCAAATGATATCGAATTTGACGCTTCGCTAATCAACATCGTGTCTTTCGATATTGAGGTTGATATTGCTGACGGCTATCCTGACGTAAAGACTGCCGATAAGTCTATCACATCTATTGCATACAAATCATCCAAGTCTGAAGATTACCACTTGTTGGGTCTCAAAGGCTATGACAAGAATTTGACATTGCTTGACCTTGATCCAGAGAACATCCATTTCATGCAGTTTGACAGCGAAGAGTTGTTGTTGAAGCGGTTTAAAGAGATTTGGATGAACCGTTATCCTGACATTATTACTGGGTGGAACGTAGAATACTTTGACGTCCAATACATCATCACGCGGATGGTCCGTTTGTTTGGTGATGAATGGGTCAAGGACCTTAGCCCGTGGCGCAATATTAAACCTAAAGAGCGTGAGATGTTTGGTAAGATGCAGGGTACATACCAGATCAGTGGCATGTCCGTTGTTGACTACATGGACGCATTTAAGAAGTTTGGCTATAAGTATGGCACACAAGAGTCGTACAAGCTGGACCACATTGCGTACACTGTTCTAGGCGAAAAGAAGCTTGATTACTCTGAGTATGGCAATCTCAATGATCTATACGAACAGAACCCACAATTGTATCTTGATTATAACCTCAAAGACACTTGGTTGATCCAGAAGTTTGAAGATGAGACAGGCTTGCTGTCGTTGGTTATGACTGTTGCATATGGCGGTGGTGTAAACTACAACGACGCATTTGGTACTGTTGGTATTTGGGAAACCACTCTATACAGACGATTGCTTGCTGGTGGTATTATTCCGCCTATAAAGGGTGAAGCTGGTGCAAGGGCTGGTGATCTTGTTGGTGGTTATGTAAAAGACCCGCGAGTTGGGATGCACCCATGGATTGTTTCGTTTGATTTGAACTCTCTGTATCCCCACTTGATGTTGCAATATAACATGTCACCTGAGACATACCTTATTGATGAGCGTAAAGAAGTATCGCAAGATATGGCTCTTGAGGGTAGGTTCCAGAATAATGATGCTAGTATGTCTGTCGCTGCTAATGGAGCTTGTTTTAGTAACAAAGTTAAGGGCGTAATTCCTAGCATTATTGATGAATACTACAACAAACGTAAGGTTATCAAGCAAGAGATGCTGAAGGTAGAGCAACAGCTTGAGGACGCCACAGATACCGCCGCTAAGGCAGGGTTTAAGAAACAGGCTACCCAGCTACACAATTCACAGATGGCCATTAAAATTGCTATGAACAGCCTCTACGGGGCTACTGCGAATGTATACTTCCTATACTACATTAACGACATGGCAGAAGCAATTACGACATCGGGTCAGTTGTCTATTCGTTACGCACAGAAGTCAGTAAACGATTACCTAAATCGTATCCTCAAGACTGATACAGATTACATTGTATATATTGACACCGACTCCATTTACGTTGACATGGCCCCTATCGTTAAGTCTGCATTTGGCACAGTTGATATTGATCGCAAGAAGGGCGAAGAGTTTCTTGATAAGGTTTGTCAAATGAAAATCGAGCCTGTTATCGACGCTGGTTATGAAAAGCTTGCCAAAGACATGGGCGCGTATCGTCAAGCTATGTTTATGAAGCGCGAGAAAATTACAGACAAGTCTATCTTCATCGCCAAGAAGCGTTACATCATGAACACGCTGAACTCTGAGGGTGTACACTATGATGTACCAAAGATTTCGGTGACAGGTCTTGAGTCTGTTCGATCTTCTACGCCTGAGGTATGTCGTGACAAGCTTAAGGAATCGTTCAAGGTTTTGATGAACGAAGGTGAAGAAGCCATGCAAAAGTTTATTGAAGATTTCCGCCAGACGTTCTACAGCCTTACGCCTGAAGATATTGGTCGGAATTCTGGTACGCAAGAGATAGATAAATATCGTGATACAACAA